AAAAATACTATTACTTCAAAGTCAGATCTTAGATCGTTTAAAGATGCGCCAAATCAAAATGTTAACTTACCCAATTTTGTCTCTAGGGTAAAGTCTCGTAAAAAGTAGCTCTCATTGATATTTATATGAAATACGCACTAAATGGCAGAAGCTGGAGAAAATAAAAATCCTGGACAATTAAGAAAAGATTTAGCCGAACTCGAAAAACTTAAAAGAGAATTGGGTAAGGATTTTGATCTTAAAGCTTTTAAGGACGTAGAAAAGAATGCTTCAAATATTAAGCAACTTCTTAAAGACTGGAGAAATGAGTTTAGCGAGATAAATAGATATATAAAGGATCTAGGCTCGCAATTGAGAGAAGCGTGGAGAGATATTTCAAAAACAGAACGAGCAACAAAAGATATAGATAAAGCTTTCAAATCCATTGTGAATCTGTCAGATGAATTAAAATCAGATCAAGATGACATAATTCAACTTTCAGAAAGAGAGTTAAAAAGCATGCAACAAAAATTACAAAAAAATGTGCAAGCTTTAACTCAAGCTAGAGACGAATTGGCGGCTAAAAAAGAATTAAGTGCTAAGGAACTGGATTATTTCACAGAGATAAATTCTGCATTATCCGATGAACAAAGCTATTTTAAGAGGATTGAAGCTTTCATTTCTGCAAGACTTATAAAAGAAAAACAAATAACTCAACAACTCGGTTTGGCTGGTAATGCCATAAAAGCTTTAGGGGGAGTGATGGATAAATTGGGCGTAGGATCTTTACTCAAGATGGATGAAATCTCTGAAAAAATGAGAAAGGCCGCTGAAGAAAACAAAGGTAAATGGGGAGTTTTAGGGGCGGGAATAAAAGCTTCTTTTCTATCTATAGGCGAAGCGCTAACAGATCCTTTGGCCATATTAAAGGGAATATATGATATAACTTCAAAATTAGTAAGTCTTTCAATAAAATACCAAAGCAAACAATTTGAAGTGGCTTCAGCTTTGGGTTTAAGTGTAACGCAAGCAGCTAAATTACAAGCAGAATTCCAAAACATATCGATAAATTCAGGAAGAGCGTGGTTAACCAGTAAACAATTGGCTGAAGAGTACACAAAGATGACCGATCAAATGGGAATCTTGGCGCCCGCAAACGCAGAATTTTTAACAACTTCGTCTCAGCTCCAAAGAAGAATTGGCGCCAGCGCAGAAAGCATGGAAATGTTACAGGTTTTTGCTGCTAAGAATGGTGCTACTCTTTCTCAATCTTACGCGACTGTAGTTGGAATAGGTAAAGCGGAAGCAGGTAGATTAAAAATAAACATGAGCGAGAAACAGATACTGGAAGCCGTATCTAAAGTTTCGGCAACAATATTTAATAATTTTAACGGTAATTTAACGGCTTTAACTAAATCAGTTATTGAAGCTAAAAAAATGGGTACTACTTTGGATACAATTGCCAAAGCTGGAGATTCCATGTTGGACTTCGAATCAAGTATTTCTAAAGAATTTGAAGCTCAATTGTTAACAGGAAAAGATTTAAACCTATCAAAAGCTAGAGAGCTTGCGTTGAATCACGATACTGATGGTTTAATGAAAGAGTTGAACAGTAAAATGATGAGTTTTGGAGAATATAATAAGATGAATGTGCTCCAACAACAGTCATTTGCAGAAGCTTTAGGACTTTCTAAAGATCAATTAGACGAGATATATAGAACTCAACAAAAACAAAATGAATTAGGAAATTTAGCCGCGGCTTCTCAAGAAGAACAATACGATGCTTTGGTTAAAAGGGGACTAAAATTTGAAGATATATCTAAAATAATGGGTGAACAAGCGGCAGAAGACACTAAAAAAGCATCTGTACAAGAAAAACAAGCAGCTTTACAAGAAAGAATAGCAGACGAAGTTGGAAGAATGACAGAAGGTTTGGCAAACGCTGCAAATAAAGTTTTAGATTTTTTAGGTAATATAGAAAATCTTAAAGGCACTTTGATCGCCATTTCTTCAGTAATAGGTGGAATAGTAGCTTATAGCGTAAGACAAAAAATGTTAGCAGCTCAAACAGCTGCATTAGAAAGAGGAAAGTTACAAACTAAAATTACAGAACTTACGCTTGACGAAGAAGGGAATATATTAGATACTACTAGAAAAGTAACGACTACAGAACAACTTGCGCTCGATGAAGCAGATGCTAGTGCAAAATTGGTTTCGTGGCTTGGACCCATAGGATTAGGTTTAATACCAGTACTTTTAGCGACATTAGCGAGTATCTCCGCCGGCGGAAGCGGAGGAGGCGGTGGAGCTTCTATAAACGCTTCAGACATGGGAGGAATTAATCCAGTAAACACAAATACTCAAATTCCCTTAGCTTCATCTACTACGACAGTAGGAAATAAACCAATAGTAAATAACAATATTGCAGTTTATGTAGATCCTATATCGGGTAAAACTCTAACAAAAGTGATGAGTGAATCTCATACACCACTAATGGATCATCAATCAGGACACATAGGAGAATATATTAAAAATTAACAATGCCGAATCCGTCGCTATCAAATTTAAACCAACCAGGACCTCCTGCACCAACTTTTCCAAGATACGGTCAAAGAGTTGTGAGATTAGTTGATTTAAAAACTAATTTAAAAGATCTGAAATTTGGAATGGACAGAGTGGGTGGAGGAAATTCAGGTCAACCCTATGAAACTTTTCCCATACCGTCAAATTTAGCTACACCTCTTATAACTGATTATTGGCAGAATAATAATACGGGATTGGATTATCCCATAAGGGGAGGCTCTTTAACTGGAAATGCGGGAGATCTTAGTTATACTTTAGCTGCACAAATAGATAAAGATAGAATACAAAAATTTTTAAAAGACGCACCAAGAGGTCCACAATTTATACAAAAACAGTTGGGTTTGGTGGCTTCTAATCCGCTAATGGAAACAGGAGCCCCGTCTGCGGTTTTTAATGGATTGCAGGGATTATTGGGAGTCCTTATAGGTCAAGGTGGACAATTACCTTATACATCAACTGGGAATAATAACAAATACTATAACAAGGGAAGAAGTTTATTAGCTCAAGTAATTGCATCGGGAACTGGAATTCACATACCTTACGATGGCAGTGATGTACCAATAGATACAAATGCACGATATTATACAGACGTAGTGGGTCAACAAATATCTATTGGACCCGGTACAGATTTAACCCAAATAAATAGGTTATTAATGCTGCAAGTCAGCAAATTAATTTCAGGATTTTCAGCCAATCAAACAGTAGAACTTTCTGGCAATGCAATAAGTTTGGGAATATCGGCTAAAACTTCTTTACTATTTGATTATCCTGGAGGTCCAGGATCTTCTTATGGAATAGGAAATACAACAATAGCTAGAGCAGTAAATAGTTCTGACGCTTACAATTTAACTGATAGTGATGTAACGAGTGATTTATTTCCAAACGTATTTACTATGACTTACGAGGACATAAGAAGTGCTCAAAATAATACAGCTGCAACTATTGCAAATAGTACAAGAACTAGAAATAGAAATTCTACTATACTTAATGATTTTAGGTACACGACAGGTGCTCCTTCTGGTAGTTATTTGTGGACGAAAAAACAAGGAGTTGATGTTAGATTTTATACTAGTGCATCTGTGGATAAGATGAATGCTGATATGACTAATTTAAAACTTGTGAGTGAAGATCCTTTTCAAAATATAGTCCAAGGAGCGGAAAATGATGATATGATAAAATTTGGTTTTGAGTGCATGAGCAATGATAATCCAGGTCAATCTGTGCCACTTTATTTTAGGGCTTTCCTAACCAGAGGAATTAGTGATAGTCATCAAGCAGAATTGAATTCATTTAAATACATGGGTAGGGGAGAAACTTTTCACACATATCAAGGGTTTAATAGATCGATAGGTTTTGGTTTTAAAATTGTAGCTTTTTCAAAGGACGAATTAATACCGCTATACAATAAATTAAATTACTTAGTTTCTCAAGTATATCCGGACTACTCTAATAGCGGAATTATGAGAGCTCCTCTTGTTAAGGTTACCATAGGAGATTATTTATACAGAATGCCCGGTTTTTTAACTAATGTAAATTTATCGATCGAAGAAAATACAACATGGGAAACAAATTTAGATGGAAATTTTTATCAGCTTCCAAAAATGATAAATGTTGATATTGATTTTAAACCAATATTTAATGATCTTCCAAGAAGAAATACGATAGATTCAACATCTGGAGCTGTGACAGGATCCGCTATAATTGGATGGTCGGGAGGAAATAAAAATTACTATTTTATTAATCCACCAGTAGGTACAACAAAAACCGCAGATATAGTTCCATTGGAAAACGTTACACCCGCTCCAGGTTTTACTAGCTTTGCTTCTAATTTTTAATTGATAGAATAATGTACAATAGATATCAAAATACATCGACCACGAATTCTTACAATACGGGAAGTGTGTTGTATGTAAATAGCGTTTATCCTGACATTCCGCTATCCGACAATGATAGTTATGTTATAACCACTTTAGGTGATCGTTTAGATCTATTGTCACAAAATTATTACGGGGATGTTGATTTTTGGTGGATACTCGCATCAGCCAATTCACTTCCTGGAGATTCTATATATCCTCCCCCAGGTACACAATTAAGAATTCCATCGAATGTGTTACCAATTATCAATAGTTACAATCAAATAAATACAGTTAGGTAAATGGCTTTAGATAATAAAATAACTAATATACTGGGGGCAGCAATGCCGACTTGGTTAAAAAATCAATTATTTGCAAGATATACAGTTAACTCTTTAAGTCATAGGGATGATGATAATTTATTGTATTTAGCTAATAAAACTGCATGGATAAGAGTGGTGTCTTCCGTTAATGTTACAGCATCAGATCTAGATTATTTTAAAAATTTATTGGATCCAGAAATAAGAAGCACATTATCAGACATAACTAGTTTAGCAAAAAATTACATTCTTTACGGTGGAACTTCTAAATATTTAAATCCTTCTCAAAATAGTGCTCAATCTTTAAATCCCCCCAATTACCAATTAAGATCGGGTTTAAGTCCGGATGGATCCTACGGAATTTTAGGGTCTTCAGAAGTTCAAAATTATGGTTATAGACCAATGCCGGGAATTACTGACGCTAGAATAGAAACTCAAGGTAGATTGGGATCTGTTAGAATGGCTACTATTAATTTTAAAGTTTGGGATAAAATGCAATTAGACATAATCGACGCATTGTATTTTAAACTTGGGTATAGCATGTTAATAGAGTGGGGAAATACAGTTTTCACTAAACTTAATTTAACGAATAAAAATCCTATATACGATTATTCTGAATTATATTCTATAGATCCTTTTGCTCCCAATCAAACTAAAGAAAGTATAAATTTACAAATCACAAAAAATGTAAGATCCACAGAAGGAAATTATGATGCTATGCTTGGATTGGTGAGTAATTTTGATTTTAGTTATAATCAAGATGGGGGTTATGATTGTTCTTTACGAGTAATTGGATTGGGAACAATAGGAGAATCAATAAAAATAAATCACGATGCGACATTACCGGAAGTAGCAAAAGAACAGTTAAAAATATATGCTGAAACTTTAGCTCATTTGTTGGCTCAAGCAAATGCAAATGCAACAAATTCAGATATAGCACAAAAAAGCGCGGAACAACTATCTCAGATAAAAAATGCACAACAGCAAGGTAAATTACTATCTTACGACGATTTAACTAGTGCATCAAATAGTCCAATAACTATTTTACAATATTATACAGATTCTAAAGGGGGATATAATAAAGAATTTACTGAAAATGGAATTGATGGTAATTTATATTCAATCCAATCTATAAAAACAATTTTAGGGGATAGTAAAACTTATTTATCTGGTCAAAGTCAAAATCAATACAATACATTTGTAACAATAGATACATCTTATTTAAATAATATATTTAATCAAGCTTCTAAATGGTCTAATAATTATGGAGGATCTTTTTGGAGATATTTAATTGAACCTACGTCATCCTATGGTTCAGTTCAATTGGGAGGCGGATATTATATACAACCGTACGGCGGTGGATTTTTGGGTACTATTTCTGAAATAACTTCTGATTTCACAACATATAATACATATGAAGAATTATTAAAATCCTCATCACCAGGAAAATATCAACAAATAGAAATAGATATTCCAATGTTCGTCGGTCCGATATCTTCTCCAAGCCAAATAATATATAGCAGTGATATAGCGAATGCAGCTTCAGAAGGGTTAAATTCAAAACCAGACGATGCATATTTTTATGTGGCTTTAACACTAGCACAACAAAATGGAAGCCCTAAAATTCAATTGCTTGACGAAAGTTCAAATCCTGTACAACCGAATCTAGGAAATTTAATAAACAATACCACCCAAAATATACTAGGTCTGGGTGTTGATAACCCATTCATTTCAGCGCTTAGCCAAGGTAATTCATCAAACGAAAATTCTTTTGTAAAGATAGCTGATAGTTTTACTCAAAAGTTATACAGTGATAGTTTGTTGGGAGTTCCAATGATAAAAATGAATTTTGGGTCTGAATATAATTCTGGAAATTCTATTGAAGACACAATAGTTAATTTTTTAAATGCGCAACAAACAGACATAGATCATCAATTTTCTTTGGTTTCTTTGTCTATGAGCAAATTTAATTATAATAATGCGAATAATCAAAGGACTACCACAGTTGCTCCAAAATTATTCATGAAATATTCATTAACGGTTGATGTACCGTATTTTTATATAATTAAAAATTCTAACGCCTCTGAGGTTTTTACAAATGCAGTATCAAACGGAATTTATCAAAATACCCTTTATTCTAAAAAGGGTAAAATGAATATTTTCGTAAATATTGAAACTAACGATGTCGCCATAATAAACAAAGTAAGTTTTGCAAATGCTGCGGCGACACCTCCTGAACCTTCAGAATATGCGGAACAACAAGTTGGTTATCAAAAAGTAGAACCCGCAGCTGTGGATGAAGAAGCCATTGCAAATCAAGTTAAATACGCACTTCAATACCAATCTAATATAGAATTTTCTTTAAAATCTATAGAATTATATGCTTTAAATAAAGCATCTTCTAATTTTTACACAACAAATTCTGGATCTATATCCGATAAAAAAATATCTGTAGTTTCTTTAGCAGAATCAAAAAATAGATCATTTTTAACAAAATTATTTCAAGAGGGCGTGTTTAAAAATTTTATAGGAGATTTGGTTGATGATAAAATTACAGATGATAGTGGATTTGGACTTAATGAACAATATGTATCTTCTTTGAATAATGCAAAAGACGATGTAAAATTAAAAATATTTTCTAAGTACGGTTTTGCAAGCGGGATATTGGGTGGTCATGAACCGGGGCAAAATTCACAAAATCCCGATGGAATTTTCAAAGTGGATTATAAAGATTTATTAAAAACTTATGTTTTACCTTATAGCACAAATCCGTCTAACGAAGGAGATATACAGATTTTATTTCCAGTGTATATACAATTTGGATTTTTATTGATGTTATTAAATAATTTGTCAACAATTTACGATAGAACAATATCAGAAGTTTCTAATATTAAAGATCAAGTAGAAGTTGAAGGATCAACTACAAATTCTTCTAATAAAGTTATAAAACCTCTTACTTATATAGATTATAATCCAGAAACTAATTTGTGTTTATCTCAACCTACGCAATTTAGTACTAATGTATTTGATTTTTTAATTCCAATGCAAACTTCTTTAAATGATTATAAAAAAATATTTCCTCCTAATGTGTTAGATGGAAATTACATAAAAGCGCAATCAATATCTAAAAATACTGGAGATAATTTAAATACTCAAACGAAAACAAAATTATTTGATCCTAGTACTGATGATTTTATATCTAAAGATTTACCAAAATTCAGAATAGAATCTGGCAAAAATAGTGGAGTGTATAAAGGAAAAACTATGAAAATTTTAATATCTATTCAATATTTAATGGATACTATACAAGAATACACACAAAGTGATGGTACAAATAGTGTTTATTTAAAACCATTTATTGAAAGAATATTAAAAGATCTGAATAATTATTTTGGCACTTTAAATTCTTTTAGATTTGCGTATTTTGATTCCTCTAATACATTTGCTATAGTCGATGATCAAGTTCAACCCTTACCAGAGTCACAAAAAATGGTATCAAACGCTGTAAGTGATACTGCTATTAACATGTCTAATTCACCAAGCGACGAAATCCCGGTTTACGGAAAACAGTCTATAGCAAGAAGCATTAATATTAAAACTGAAGTTGGTACAAAATTGGGAAACATGATAGCAATATCTGCCAATTCAAATACTTCAGATCAGGCGGGTTTGGGAAAAAATGCAAGTAGTTTTGGTGTGTACAATACCCTTTATAAAGATAGGTATATCCCTGTTAAAAATGAAGATTCTAGTAAAATATCAAAAAATCCGTCGAATTCTCTAATAGATTCTGCCGTGTTGTTTAACAATACAATATATTCATTCTACGGAAAAGATTTTAAACCATCAAAAGAAAACATATCGCAAACTACAAATTTTTATATAAACGGAATAACAAAAGTACAAAATGAAGATCCAGTCACCCGCGCATCGACAATGATACCCGTTTCTGCGCATTTTTCTTTAGATGGTATTTCAGGATTTTATATGGGTCAAGCATTTACAATTCCTGAAATGATGTTACCGTACACCTACACTTCAGCGCGCCTGACTCAACAAACAAATAATCAGTTTACTCCCATATACAAAAAAGTTGGATTTGCCACTGTGGGAGTTACTCATAATATATCATCTAACACTTGGATCACTGAAATAAAAGGTCAAATGATTTTTTTAAAAAGAAAAGAGGATTTTTCTACTGGAAAATTGAATACATCGTATTCTCAAATAAATTCTCCTGTTTTGAATGATGATTCGACTTTAGCCATAGATAGTTTTAAAGGACTAAAAAATTATTCAAATTACCCTGCAGTGAATTCAAGTTTATATTCTAATATAAAATTAGGTGGAAGTACTTTTTTGGGAAATCCCATGAACGATGATATTAATCCTCAATTATTATCAGATGTTAATACTGCCGCTTTGAATTCTGGATTAATTGTGACTATCACGACCGCCATAACGGGCCATAAAATAGATACGAGCAGCGGAAATTTGAGCAGACATACCATAGGAAATGCAGTGGATGTTGCCATAATAAATGGAAATGCGGTAAGTCCAAGTAATACAGATGTTCCAAGTTTCGTTGAACAGTTGGTGATATTGGGTTACGTGGAAAATCCAGTTACGGGAGAATCGGGTCACCCAAAAGTTGTACTTACTTATCCATTCAAAGGTCATAGTACTCATGTTCACATATCAAATAAACCCTAATCATGCCAGTAAGATACTATCCAGCTTTTAAAATAATACCCAACCAAATTACTAAGGGGGGAGAATTTTATTTGAACGGTAAATCATACGTGGGCTTATACTACATCACCTACGATGGAAAGGTTTTTACCGGAGCAAATCCTGCGCTTGGACCAAACGAACCTTTACAAAATTCTGCTCCATTTGACGATTCAAATATTGGATTGTACGAATTGAGTAAAGTATCCAACAATACGCCTGGTTTTATAAATCAAATGATTAAAAGTACAAATTTAGTTTCCTCAGGAACTAAATCTTTAGTGTCGTATTTTCCAAATCCAATACAAAGCGATTACGATCTCGGTTACATACTTAGATATTTTGGTAAGCAGGTAAACAATAATGGATATGTAAAGGAAATTTCCCCACAGCAGTATCAGGACATTATTTCTGCAAATCCATCTTACGATATTTCCATGTTACAAGTGGCACAAATTGCGTGGAAATTGACCGGTCCACTAAATTCAATTAGGATAAGTCAATATGATGTTAGGGCGGGAATTATTGACACAAATAAAAGGTTGGTGGAAGCCACTAATGTCAATTTATTTGGATTGATTGATTTTATAGGTGGAAATTATTCTAAATTCTCGAAGCCCACCTCTTAAATAAATTTTACTTTATTATCTAATTTGTTTAAATTTGAACAAAATAGAGGTTGTATTGTGTATTTTATAGTAGAAACTAAAGATCAATTTGATTGTATGAAACCAAGTGAAGAATGTTTCATACAGTTAATATGCGGTAATGACAATTTTCATCCAAAATTATCCTATCCGAGCTTATTATATTATCACGACGGAAATAAAGGATACATTTTTCCATTTAAGCACTCGGAAACCTTTTCTCTGGATCTAAAAGATGTAGAAAATTTTTTATCCTCGCACAAAGTAATTTATTTACTGGATAAAAAATATCACTCTTATTTTTTAGATTTAAAAAATTCCGTGGATGTTAATTTTATAAGGTTGGATCAAACAAATAGTCATGAATTTGGAAATTGTAATACTATATTGCATAATAACTTTTATTCTAAATTTCACAAATTTCCTAATGTAAATGAATTAATTCCTGTTGCAAAACATTACGAAAAATGTCGATGTTTGTACGAATCTGTAAAGGGATTTTTTGGTCTTGAAGCTAATACTGATTTTCAAAATAGATTAATTTCAGCGTACGCTTCCGTAGAAAAAAATCCAATAAAAATTGATCAAGTAAAATTTGCATCAAAATATAAATTTGTAGAAGAGAATTATTCAAAAATTGGTGAATTTGTGCTATCTTATTATAATTTGTATAATTTAACAGAAAGACCAACAAATTCATTTAACGGAATAAATTTTTTGGCAATTCCGAAAAATAAAGATTTTAGAGAGTGTTTTATTTCTAGTAATGATTATTTTGTGGAGTTTGATTTCGACGCATACCATCTTAGATTGATTGGTAATTTGATAGGTCATGAGTGGAAAAATGCTTCAATTCATACGGAATTGGGCAGACTTTATTTTGATAAAGATGAACTCACCCAAGAAGAATATTTAGAATCGAAATCAATAACTTTTAAGCAGCTTTACGGAGGAATAAATCCTAAGTATATACATATAGACTTTTTTGCTAAGCTGGAATCTTACACTGAAGATCTTTGGGAGTCTTATAAAAAACAAAGAGCTGTTGCACTTCCCACGGGGAGAATCATAAAATATTCCCCTGAAATGAATAGATTGAAATTATTTAACTATCTAGTGCAGAATCTGGAGACTGTGGCCAATGTGTCAAGGATAGAACGTATAAACCAATATTTAATCGATAATAAGCTGTCCACGAAGCTCCTGTTAATCACCTATGACTCTTTTTTGTTTGATTTTAGCCTAAAAGATGGAAAGAATGTACTTTTGGACATAAAAAACATTTTGGAATCAGAAAATATGCTTGTTAAACACAAATATGGAATCAATTATTACCTCAACAAAATAAATTAATATTTATATTCAATAGTTATGAGCGAAGAAAAAACAGTTGAACTAACGCAAGATGCCCTCATGAATAGATTATTTTGTAGCTTTGTCGTTAAAGACGATTTGGACCAAAAAATAAGAGACATAAATAGAGAGTACAGGATAATGTACAAAAAAATATTTGTTCTGGAATCCCCGGAATCAAAGGAATTCATGTGCACTTATAATATAGAGGTAGATGAGAATAGAACAAAAATATTGGATAACACCATACTTTTACACCGAAAAAAAGAATCCAATACACTTTATACAATAAACGCTTTAAATACCCTAATTAAGTCCTTAAATGGTGGCAGATTAGATTCTAAATTCCCCATTCAGTGGGCCGATTATAAAAATTCAATTCTCCTAACCCAAGGGGATGAATTACGCAAGTTAAATACCAAGATATACAAAATAATAACTGTATAACTTGAATTTTATATTTTTTCTTTCTCCAGAATAGATTATATTCGATCAATAAAAACAACAAAAAGTCATGGATTTATCATCATTAAAAGCTCGTTTAGCAGCTTTACAAAACCCTCGTGGTGCGGGGAGAGGAGAATTAGTAAAAACTTTGTGGGCTCCATCAGTTGGAAAACATCAAGTGCGCATAGTTCCCTCAGCATACAACAAGTCAAATCCGTTTAAAGAATTGTATTTTCACTACGGAATTGGAAACAAAAATACAATGATCGCTTTATCCAATTTTGGAGAAAAAGATCCAATTGTGGAGTTTTCTCAAGGTCTTAGAAAATCTTCGATAAAAGAAGATTGGCAATTAGCCAAAAAATTGGAACCTAAAATGAGAGTGTACGCTCCTGTTATAGTTCGTGGTGAAGAAGACAAGGGAGTTTTACTTTGGGGATTTGGAAAGCAAGTGTATATGGATTTACTAGCTTTCACAGAGGATGAAGACATTGGCGATTTTACTGACCCCATTCAGGGACGAGACATCCTAATAGACGTTCAGGGAAAGGAAACTACTGGTTTGTCTTACAATACTTCTAGTGTGAGAGTTAGAACAAAGGCAACGCCTCTTTCAGATGATGCAGCAAAAGTGAAATTGTGGTTAACAACTCAGCCTGATCCCATGACTCAATTTAAAAAGTATACTTTTGAAGAAATGAAAAGTACTTTAATGTCCCATTTAAATCCTGAAGAGGAAATTAAACAAAACGCGGACTCTGTAGTTGTTAAGACGGAGGAGCAGGGAGATTTACCGTGGGAAAAAACTGAAGAGGCTATTAAGCCTAAGTTTTCTCTTAGTACCACTAAAACTACCATAGACTCTGAGATAGATAAGTTATTTGATTTTTAATGGGTTTTAAATATAAATGAGTTATGGCGAAAGCTCTTACTGGTAAGATATCGAATGCTATAAAAAGTGAATTCGATTTGGACAAATTTAAAAAATCAAAAAATTTGTCTTCATCATCTATAAAATTTAAGGATCCTAAATGGATACCTTTGTCTACTGCATTTCAAGAAACTTTGGAAATTCCTGGAATCCCAATGGGTCACATTACTTTATTGAGGGGACATTCTGACACTGGAAAAACTACTGCTCTTTTAGAAGCCGCGGTACAAGCACAAAAAATGAACGTACTCCCGGTGTTCATTATTACCGAAATGAAGTGGAGTTGGGATCACGCAAGACAAATGGGTTTACAATTTAATGAAGTTCCTGACGAAGACGGAGTAATTTCCGACTACAATGGATTTTTCATATACATTGACCGGGAAAAACTTCAGTGCATTGAGGATGTATCTGCTTTCATTTTGGACATATTGGATGAACAGAAAAAGGGAAATCTGCCCTACGATTTGTGCTTTTTTTGGGATTCTGTGGGTTCTATCCCTTGCAGATTGTCAATAGAGTCAAATAAGAATAATAACGAATGGAATGCGGGCGCAATGTCTCAACAGTTCGGAAATTTTGTGAATCAAAAGATAGTGATGTCCAGAAAAGAAAGCCAACAGTATACCAATACGTTTGTTGCTATAAATAAAGTGTGGGTTGCAAAACCTGAGACCATAATGAGTCAACCTAAAATGAAAAATAAAGGGGGCGATACCATGTATTTTGATTCGTCTCTAATAATCACTTTTGGAAACGTTACAAATCCAGGAACTAATAAAATAAAAGCCACAAAAAATGGTAAAGAGGTAGAATTTGCAAAGAGGACCAAATTATCTTGCGATAAAAATCACATAACCGGAGTTACTGCTACAGGCAAACTTATTATGACCGTCCATGGATTTATAAAGGATGATAAGAAGGATCTTGATAAATACAAAAAAGAACACAGCAAAGAGTGGTTACAAGTTTTAGGATCTAAAGATTTTGATGTGGTAGAAGAAGAGGATACAGACATTAAAGAAATTTTTGATCCACTAGATAACGAATAATGGAAGACAGATACAAAGAAATGTTGAAATCCTTGAAAGAGGATTCATCGATTGATAAAAAAGATCCATTAAAGCTTAACGATAGGGTTCTAATCATAGACTCTTTGAATTCTTTCATAAGATCTTTTGCAATAATCAATCACGTTAATAAACACGGTCACCACATTGGGGGATTGACCGGATATTTAAAATCCCTTGGTTATGCAATAAATTTAGTTAGGCCCACCAGGGTCATTCTAGTCTTTGATGGCCAGGGTGGGTCAACAAATAAAAGGTACATATACCCAGAATACAAAGCAAATAGGGGTTATCGCAGAGTCACAAATTGGGACCTTTTTGACAATCAAGAACAAGAGGCTGAATCCATAACAAATCAAATTCTAAGACTAATAGATTATTTGAAGTGCTTGCCGGTAGATCTTTTGTCTGTTGACAAAATAGAAGCCGATGATGTGATAGGATATTTAGTTGGAAAATTGCCTGGGGAAGTTACGATAGTTTCTAGCGATAGGGATTATTTACAACTTGTGAACGATAAAATTACAGTGTATTCCCCCATAAAGAAAAAGTTTTATCAACCAAAACAAGTTGTAGAAGAGTACGGAGTGACGCCACAGAATTTTTTAATGGAGAAGATATTAATGGGCGATAGTGGAGATAACGTTCCCGGAGTCAGAGGACTCGGTCAAAAAACTCTTTTGAAACACTATCCAGAACTTTCGTTTGATAAAATTTTTACTCTAAAAGAAGTTATTGAAAAGGCAGAGATTTCTAAGGGATCTATGTTTGAAAAAATACTAGCTTTTAAAAATCAATTGTTCATTAATGAAAAGCTAATGGACCTAAAAAATCCAAACATTCCTGAAGATTCTGTTATAACGATAGATCATGTACTTAAAAATCCCCATAAATCTTTTAGACCGAGGGAATTTGCTGAACTTTACGAAGAGGATGATTTGGGAAAGAGCATCAATAATTTGACATTGTGGCTTTTTGATAAATTTAACGAATTGGAAAAATACAAATAAAATGTATCAAGAAATAGAGGGAGATTTAATTAAATTAGCAAAAGAAGGAAATTTTGACGTGATAACTCATGGTTGTAATTGTTTGTGCAATATGGGAGCAGGAATAGCCGTAATGATGGCTCGAACTTTCGGTTGTAATACATTTCCTTTGGAAGAGCTTTCTACCGCTGGAGATGTAAATAAATTGGGACAAATAGATTTCAAGCTTATACCAGTAAAACCTGATAAAAAAGTATATGTTGTAAATTCTTATACACAAAGATTAGTTGGACCTAAATTAAAACCATTTGACTACGAAGCTTTGACATTGTGCATGAGGAAGATAAATTTAAGATTTTCAGGAAAACACATAGGTCTTCCTAAAATTGGCGCCGGTTTGGCAGGAGGGGATTGGGAAAAAATTAAAAATATTATTAAAACTGAATTGGTAGATTGCAAAGTAACAGTTGTTACTTATAAAATGTAAATAAATTATGGCAGTACTAAATACTTTACAAAGTTACGGTAACGGTTTTCAAATTAAGGTTTTATCGAGTTTATTAAAACATAAAGAGTTTTTGCAGAACGTAAACGATGTATTGGATTTGGAAATGTTTGATTCTCCTGCTCACAAGTGGATTGTGTCTGAAACTTTAAGGTATTACCAAAAATATCATACTACGCCGTCCACAGAATCGTTACAAGTCGAAGTTAAAAAAATAGACAACGAAATTTTAAAGGTTAGTGTCATAGACCAACTTAAAGAATCACTTAAAGCCACAAACGATGATAGGGAATACGTGGAGCAGGAATTTTCTAATTTTTGTAGGAACCAACAGTTAAAAAATGCGATATTGCAGTCTGTTAAATTGTTGGAAAGAGGTGAATACGAGGACATTCGTCACATAGTAAATACGGCAGCGAAGGCGGGCCAAGACAAAACAATAGGTCACGAGTACGAAAAAGATATGGAAACAAGGTATAGAACGGATCAAAGATCGCCGGTTGCAACACCGTGGGAAAATTTAAATAAACTATTGATGGGGGGCCTTGGCGTAGGAGATTTGGGATTGATATTCGGTAATCCTGGAGGAGGAAAGTGCATTGGACCAAATTCTATAATAGAAATAGAGTACGAAGAAATAGGAATTGACGTAAATAATAAAGGAAAGACAGCGACTATTTGGTTCGATTCTTTTGCGGAGTTTAATATAGATGGAATGCACATGTGGGGATACGAAGTAAAAAATTTCTTTGAATTTGTTGAGACCCAAAAACTAGGAGGATGATATTTATAATAAATTAAAATATTATGCAATTAGGATTAATTTGTGAAATATGTGGCCATCTAGAAAAGTACAATTTGCAGAATCATCTAAAAGACAGTCATTCATTAAAGACTAAAGAATATAAAAAATTATATCCAAAATCAAGATTAATGACGGGCCATAGTAATAGAACTATAGAATATTGGGTCTATAGAGGTTTTAGTTTGGAAGATGCCAAAAGTAAAGTAAAAGAGGTTCAAAGATCGTTTTTTTTATCAAGAATAGACAAACAGGCAAAAGGGGACGAATTACTAAAAAAAGATTTGCTTTCTATAAAACAGAAACAGGCATCACCCATTTGTATAGAACATTGGATGAAAAAGGGATTTTCTCATGAAGAATCAATTTTTCAAGTTAGTAAAATTCAATCTGTTAGAAGTTCAAAATCTTTAAAATTTACAGGCAAACACCACAGCAAAAAATCTATAGATCAAATACGCGCAAATTTAAAGCAACATATTTTAAACACAGATCCAAAAAAGTGGGTTAAGCATTTTGAAAACTATAAAGATAGTAGGTCTAAGTTAGAAATAGATTGTTTTAATCAGATAAAAAATTTATTTGAAAATACTGAATGCAATATTTCAATAGATCATTATATAACCGATATATTGATCAATAAAAAATTTATAATCGAGATATTTGGAGATTATTGGCATGCTAACCCCGCATTTTATAAAGAGGATGAAAAAATAAAACCCGGAATCGTAAAGGATATTTGGAAAAAAGACAATGAAAAAATAAATCATTATAAAAATTTGGGATACGAAGTTTTAATAATTTGGGAGAATGATTGGATTTCAAACAAAGAATTTGAATTAAATAGAGTAAAAAGTTATATATGTTAAAGACCAGAAAAGTCCAAAGAAAAATTTCGATAGAAAATTTATTCATGAAGTTGGCAATAGAGCCCAAGCCAAATAATGTTAGGCTGATTAATTTTCCTTTAAAGGTAAAGACTCCTTACGGCTACAAACAGATAGTCAATTTGTTTACTACTGAAAAACAAAAAAGAGTGACAACTTATTTTTCAAACGGGAAAACGCTGACCAGCTCAAATCATCACATGTTAAAGGTGGGCGAAGAGTGGAAAAAAATTGAAGATTTGGACGTGGGGGACTTAGTGACAACAGAAAAAGGAATAACAAAAATCACAAAAAAAGTTCATCTTAAAAAAGACAAAGTTCTTTACGACATGTCTGTTGATGAAGTTCACTGCTACTATTCAAACGGCATACTTTCTCACAACTCTTGGTGTTTAGTAAATTTGGGAGCCGCTGCAGTTAAGGCAGGATTTACAGTGTGTCACTACACGTTAGAACTCTCGGAAGACTACGTAGGTAAGAGGTACGATGCGATATTTACGGGCATCGATGCTCAACAAATTCACTTGCACAAGGACAAAGTTACTGCAGCGATAGAAAAATTACCAGGAAAGCTCATTATCAAAGAGTATCCTATGGGAAAAGTTGGGCCGGCCACGATAGAGTCTCACATTCAAAAGTGTAGGGACCTAAAGTATCCACCTGACTTGGTTATCATAGACTACGTGGATCTTTTAAAGAGCAAGACTAGATCGATAGATCCAAAAGACGCGATAGACGATGTGTATACTGCGGTAAAGGGAATGGCAAGGGAATTAAAAGTGCCGATATGGACAGTATCCCAAGTAAACCGATGCCATAATGTAGACGATAAAGTAGAAACTCCAAATGGCAAAGTTAGGATAGGAGACATTAGAATTGGAGATCAGATATTAACTCATAAAGGATTCAAAAAAGTCACTAAAGTTTATCCGGTTCAAAAACAACCTACCTATAGAATTAGATTGAAAAATGGTAAAGAAATAAATGTCTCTGCTAATCATATATTACCTACTCAGTATGGAAAGTTAAAATCTATAGCTACAGGTTTGATAGTTGGAAACAAACTTTTTATAAAAAAATAAAGATACTATATTAAACAAATGTAAAAACTTTATAAAAAAAGAAAATGAATAAACACGAACTGAATTCGAAAGACTTTGATCTTTCAGAGATAGAGAGCATAGAGTTGATAGGGTACACAGACACTGTGGACATAACAGTGGAAGACACCCACATGTTTTTTGCAAATGGAGTGTACAGCCATAATTCTGGAGCCCATAACGATGTTATTGAGGGAGACAAAGCTGCAGGATCCTACAACAAGATGATGATTGCGGACTTTGCCATGTCCTTGTCAAGAAAGCGGCAGGACAAGGTCAACGGCACGGGCAGGATCCACATAATGAAAAACAGGTACGGTGGAGACGGTATGACGTACAACGCAAAAGTTAATACCGGATACGGGAAAATAGAATTGAGTAATGACGAAATGGGTGAAGAAGAATTGACATTCGATACGGGCCAAAATTTTGATCGTAAACCCCAAATGATAAACAAATCTTCGTTT